GGAGACAATATGAGCAAACGTAAACACATGACAAAAGGAATGCTGCCACACCTAAAAAAATGTACCTGTGGTTCTATTCCGAAAATGGATAAAAAAAAGATGACACAGAAATACAGTTCGTATAAGGTTATTTGTCCAAAATGCGGGGCACATACCAAGTTATGCAGTACAGCGGCTTATGCCGAGAAAAATTGGAACATGCAATCTGGTATCACGATTCCCAAACAAATTACCAAGGAGGCATAAACATGGAACAAAACAGCAGCACCCAAATCAACAAGGTCAAGTATATGGAAGGAACCGGCAAGATCAGCGTGGATTTCAGCCGCACGGTTGACGGCCACACGGCACAGTTAAGCGGTATCTATGACGAGCAGGCCGAACCGGAATTCTACGAGGCACTGGATGCGCTTTTAAATCCGGCGCTTGCAATATTGGAACTCAAGGCCGATGATTTCAGCGACCGGCTGCATCCGTATGGGGTTACATATAAGTACGGCAAGGACGGAACGATATCGGCCATCATATCGAGCAAGTTGGATGTGGGTGAAACGCAGGTTGCCATTAATACGCCGCTGCGGTCGTGTGGCGGATCGGAAGAAGCAGACGAGAAAACACATTTGTTTGACGCAAAAACAGTACAAACGCTGCAAAACCTCCAACAATACACGATGGCATACATCAGCGGCAAGCGGGCGCAAATGTCGCTATTTGATGGGCATGACAACGAACAACCGGATGCGGACAAGGACGAGGATCCATTCCGCGATGATCCACACGGCAATATTGTGGATATCGGGCACAGGACAGTGAAAGACATGCAATCACCAACGCAAGCATAGGAGATAACCGATGAAAAAGGGAATTGATTATTTCCCTTTGGATGTAGACTTTTTCGAAGATGAGAAGATTCAGTTTGTTTCTGCCAGATTTGGAATTAAAGGTGAAGTATGTGCGATACGCCTGCTGACGCGGATTTATCGTAACGGGTACTTCGTAAAGTGGGATGAGGATTCATCATACTTATTCGCGAAAGTTGCGGGTAAAGAGTTTACCCCTGGCTTAGTAAATGAAGTTGTGAATGAATTGATCAAACGCGGTTTTTTCGACGAAACCCTTTTTGATTCGCTCGGAATCTTAACATCCCACGGCATACAGGAACGCTTCTTTAAAGCATGTGAGAGAAGGAAATCTGTTGAGGTCGATCAGCAATTGTTGTTGGTCGATCCGACAGACTTCAAAAATCTAAAAATCAGCATGTCTTCTTTGAGTATGCATTCAAACGGGAAATGTAAACATGATGTTAACATTTTAGATAAAAATGTAGACATTTCTATAAAAAATGACAACATTTCATCACAAAGTAGAGTAGAGAAGAGTAAAGAAGAGTATTTAAATACATTGTCGTGTAACCACGACGGAACAGTAAAAAAAGCACCTAAATGTATGGCAGAAATCAAACAGATTGTTACGTACCTCAACCAGGTAACCGGACAGCACTATAAACCAACCACCAAAAAGACGCAGTCACTCATACATGCCAGGCTGAAGGAAGGTTTTTCCTTGCATGATTTTAAAACTGTCATTAATAAAAAGTCTTATGATTGGCTGAATAATCCGGAAATGTGTGCGTACCTGCGGCCAGAGACATTATTCGGGACTAAGTTCGAGGGATATCTTAATCAGAAAGCAACTACCCGGACAATGACGTTGGGTGATCAAATTAAAGCCGACAGGCTTAGAAGGGAGCAACGGGACAATGACAGAAGACGGAGCGCGGGGTGTGATCGAATGGCTGGAAAGTGCCTACCCGAATGACGCATACAAGCTGATAGGAAATGACGGGTTTCAAAATAAACTGCTGGACGCTATGAAAAATTACATGGACGACGAAATTAGTAATGTCATGGCAACGATTATCACCCATGAAACGCGCCTGCCGAATATAGCCGTAATCAAGCGGTACGCAGATGAAGTCAGAAAAGCGCACAGAACGCAGTATTATGCCGCACTACCACAGCCGGAGTATAAAACATCGCGTATGGGAATAGAACGTATCAAGGCCGCATTCAGACGAGTTATTAATAAAAAATGGAAACCGCCCATTACGCCGGAACTCCGGAACTATGCAAAACAATTATTTCCAGACATGAACGATGAGGGAATCGCCAAAAATTACAATGAATTTCTTGGCCTAATGGAAAATGGCAGCAGAATCAATGGTTTTCCTATCCGGGTACGAATTAACAAGCGTACTGGATGCGTAGAATGGTGGGTTCATGTACCGATGACGATCCTTCGCGGAAAGAGTTCGTTCGACAAATACGGCAAGGATGCTAAAAATACCGAGTTGCCATTTTGATAGGATGTGATTTTTGAATGCAAAAACAATATATGGCCTACAAGGGAGACAAGTTTTTGTCCCTTGGGACAATGCGAGAAATAGCAAGAGATTTGGGCGTTTCATATGATCACATCAGACGAAATCATTGGAGAACGAGACATCATAAAGTGTGTAAAAACGGCATTCAAATTTATGAGTTGGAGCGTGATAGTAAATGAGCTGCTACATCAACGAGAAAACTGGCGCGATGCGGATCATCGTGTACGGAGAGCCGGTCGCTCAGGAGCGGCCAAAGTTCCACCGCACGGACCAATTCGTCAATACGTATGATCCCAAGAAATCGCGTAACTACAAAGAACAAGTATGCTACGAAGCCGCACAATTGGCGCGTATGGCCAAAAACATGGGATACAAGCTGCCGTATGACGGCCCGCTGGAGTTCTACTTAACCGTGTACCGCAGCATTCCCAAGTCGCTCAGCAAGAAAGACCTGCAAGCCGCACGGGATCATACATTGTATGCGGCTACGATGCCGGACCTCGACAACTACGTCAAGATCGCGCTGGACGGTATGGGTTGGAAGGGCAACAAGCCACTGTTTACCAATGACAGCCGGATTGTGAAAATGTGGGCCGAGAAGAAATATGATGATTGTCCACGCATTGAAGCGTGGCTGAAACCGATGGAGTAAAAAATGTTACAGGAAAATACGTTGTTTGGGAAAACAGATAAGGTGATGTATGCCATAGCGCAATTACGCTTGCATGAACCGCCCGACGGCTATTATGTTGCGTTTAGCGGTGGTAAAGATTCATGCGTAGTATTAGACCTTGTGCAGCGGGCAGGCGTGAAGTATGACGCACATTACAATGTAACGACGGTAGACCCAAAAGAATTGGTGCAGTTTATTTATCAACAACATCATAATGACGTGATAATGGAAAAACCGCTTATGCCAATGTGGAAATTGGCTGAGAAAAAAGGCATTATGCCGACACGAATTGCTCGTTATTGTTGTTCAGTGTACAAAGAAAACGGCGGAAAAGGAAGAAATACAGTCGTTACAGGTGTGCGTCGAGAGGAGAGCAGTAAACGATCAAAACGTAAAATGGTAGAACCATGCAATAACCGAAAAGGAACGCAATTTATCCACCCGATTATCGACTGGACGACCGCAGATGTGTGGGAATATATCCATTATTATAATGTACCATATTGTTCACTATATGACCGTGGTTGGAAACGCATAGGATGTGTTGGTTGTCCGTTTGCCAGTGTCCAAAAACGCAAACAGGAGTTATCACAGTACCCACAAATCGCGAGAATTTGGAAACACGGCTGCCAAGCAATTATTGACCGGCAGAAGCGCGAGGGCAAAGATTTAAAATTTAAAACTGCCGACGAATTTTATGATTGGTGGTTATCGAATAATGCGGTACAGAAAAGCGACAACATGATTAACATTTTCGGGCTGATGGGAGATGAGAGCATAACATGAGCCGCAAAAACCGCCGCTGCCGGTACAAGCAGCACCAACCGCCATGGGCGAGAGAGCCGCAAGCCGAAAGCCGGTGTTACTATTGCGGCCGCCCGCTGTATGATACCCGGTGGCATTGGGAACGCGACGAGTACGGGCAACAGGTGAGGGTATGTGAATATTGCAGTAGGGAGTGTGATACATGATGAATGACGAAAAGGAATTGCTGCCGTGTCCGTTTTGCGGCGGTCCGGCAGTTAAGGAACACCCAGGCAAGGAAATATGGGGACCTAATCCGGAAACGTTGATTGCTTGCAGTAAGTGCAGCGCGTCTATATTCGCATATTCAGAGGAAGACGCTGTCAGGCAATGGAACCAGAGAGTGGGCGAGGATGATGGCTGATATGTATGCAGAACTGGACGGGGAAAAATATAAATTTGCAACCACAGGCCCGATAGAGTTTGAACTTGCGGATAAGCCAAAGCTTAAACCCTTGAATATGGCGGCCGTTTGGCACGGGTGCGCCCATACCACAATCCCGTTATCGCCTGAATGGAGAAAAATGTTCTGGGAAGCGGAATTAGGGATGAAACTGCAAAAGACTTATGAAAGCGAGCAGCAGAACCTGATATTAGCGAGCATCCGGAAGAATACTCCTGCGAAATGGGAAGAATCTAAGCCAGGAGACTTAATGGAAAATCTGAAGGAAACGTTTTTTCCGGAATAAATGCATTGGCTGACTGAAAGGAAGGGACGTAATGAACAGTACACGAATAGTAATTACGGTAATTGCAGCAATAATGATGATGTTTAGCACGGTATTTGCGCAGACGATGAAGATCACAGCATATACTAACGCCGACGGGTACGGATATCCCGGCGCTTGTGCATGTGATTTCTTAAATCCGGGCGAGACGCTTACGATAGCAGGCGTGGGAACGCTTACCGTTGTCGGCACGATCGGAGACGGCAGCAGCAATCATGTAGATGTGTGGATGGATAGCACCGCCGCAGCGTACGCGTGGGGCGAGCAATATAGAGATGTGGAGTGGTGATAATGAATACAGAAACGGCGATACTTACAGGATTGATTGTATTGTGTCTGGTTACGGTGGTAATGGTGTGGGGAGGGAAATGATATGACAGATATCGAACTGAAACGCTGGGTTGAAAAGCAGATGGGATGCCCAACCGAAGTAAACGCCGATTCCAAGCGCATCTGTGAAAATGTACGGTGCGCATTGGCAACTATGATATACGAAATGGCAGATATTCAGCTAATTCCGCGCCTCGGACAAAAGAGCATTCTGAAAATTGATATCAGCACGTTTTTAGCGGAGTTGGACGGAATTAAGGAGGTACGCAACAATGACTGAACATATAAATTACGCACGACATTATGATGCACGGGATGCCATGATAGACCAGAAGCCAGGGCCGGTGATTGTATCACACATGGAACCAGACAAGGCCCCTGCAGAAAAGATTGTGGAGGAAATTACCAAACCAGCACCGATTGTTCCCATTCTAGGCACGGTATCAATCGAACCTGTCAAGCCGAAACACGCTGGATGGCCGAAGGGCAAGAAACGGCCCAAGGCGGCAAAAGCATCCATACCGGGTAACAAGCCGGAGCTGCCAGCGGAAACCGTACCCGAAGCCGATGAATCGCAGCAAGTCACCATCAAGGTAAATATGAAACAGCACCGTGTGATCATTACGCCGGGTGCCAAGGTAGACGGACAATTAGTATTTGAGTGGTAATTAGCCAGGAGGAAACAGGATAATGCGTCATAATGAATATATGATCGTTGTGCGGGAGCGAATGAAACGCTATCATGAATTCAAGGCATACATAAAAAATACGAAGGCAGACATTGCCGACCTAAAGCAGGAACTTGAGTTGCTGCCAGTGCCGAAAGTGCCGTCATTATCCGCCGCTCCGGGCGGTAGCGGTACGAATATCAGCACGGAAGAACAAGCGTACAACCGCCGCGAAACGATCGTGAAAAAAATCGGCATGTATATGGCCGACTTGCATGAGATTGAACCGATTATGAAGCGTATCGACCGATCACTTGAAGCGCTGGAACCGTATGACAGGCGCATATTAGTGGGACACCTGATCGACAACGATTCATGGATCCTGATAGCGAGCGATCTCAGCGTGAGCGAATCGACCGCACGGCGCAGTCTACGGAAGTCATTAGAACGGCTGACGGCCATGGTATTTGGGCCGAAGGTGATTCCGCAGCAAATGCATCTTGTGTTTTTGGACGATGCCGAAACCATGCAAAATGTTGATAACTTTTCAACGTGACGATTTGTGAAATTTTTTGACCGATAATTTGGAAAAAGCTGTGTTATACTGTGATTGTGAAATGATATCACAACACAGCGAGCAGGAAAGCAGAACACACAAACGAGATAGGGCATCATCGGTTTTTATATCTTTTCCCGATATCGGCATACGCCCTACAATTATATAAGCGCTGTCTTTCCTGCAGACGAAATCAAGCACTCAGCGATGGGTGCTTTTTTAATGCAAAGAAACGAGTGATACATAATGGTACGATGTGATAACAAAGAATGCGCCTGGAACTTGGATAAGGAATGCACGATGCGATGTGTGTATATTGTGGGTGGCAGATGCCATAGTTTCGCAGATGGCCACCGGCAAAAAGTGACACGGGAAACCGACATGAACCACGGACCGGTGAAGCGCAACGGACGCAGAAAAATATTGAAGTAGGTGGACATATGAGTTGGATTGTAACGGGGATATCGCTATTGGCGACGTATCTCAACGTTAAAAAGAAGCGTATTTGTTTTATTATCTGGATATTCACCAATCTATTCTGGTGTGGATATGATGGCTGGCATGGCTTATATGCACAGGCTATCTTATTTTTCATCTATTTCTGTTTAGCAGTCTACGGTGTAAGAGAATGGAAGGATCAGAGCAATGAATGACGACGTAAAGATATATTGTGCATATGACAAGTTGGTGGATATTGATACGTTAGTGCCGAATCCCCGCAATCCGAACCAGCATCCTAAGAAGCAAATAGAACTGTTGGCTAAGATCATTAAGACACAAGGGTGGCGCGCCCCGATCACCGTCAGCAATCAATCGGGATGTATCGTGCGTGGCCATGGCCGGTTATTGGCAGCTAAGCAGTTAGGACTTACGGAAGCACCGGTTGATTACCAGGACTACGCAACCGAAGCTGAGGAATGGGCCGACCTCATCGCAGACAACAAGCTGGCAGAACTGGCCGATATAGACAAGACGCTACTATCGGAACTGATGGCCGATGCCGGAGATATGGCCGAGTTCACCGGCTATACGGACGATGAGATCGATGCGCTGTTTAATTCCGTCAATCCAGAGATAACGCAGGAGGATAACTTCGATGTCGATATTGGCGAGATAAAGCAGCCAAAGACGCAACCCGGTGATATGTGGATTCTGGGGGGGCATCGTCTCTTGTGTGGAGACGCCACCCACGACAAGGATATGGCAACGCTCATGGACGGCAAGTTTGCAGACATGGTATTCACCGATCCGCCGTACAACGTGTCGTATGTCGGAAAGACAAAGAATGCGCTTACGATTGATAACGACGCGATGACCGACGATCATTTCCGGATGTTCTTATCTGCAGCGTATCACGATATGTTTGCAGCACTCAAAGATGGCGGCGTGACGTATATCTGCCATGCCGATAGTACCGGCCATATATTCCGGGAAGAGTATTGCAAGGCTGGCTTCGAACTGAAGCAGGTTATCATATGGGCAAAGAACCAGTTTGTACTTGGCAGACAAGATTACCAATGGCAGCATGAGCCGATACTCTACGGATGGAAACCGGGTGCAGCGCACACTTTCCTCGGTGGTAGAACGCAATCGACACTGTGGGAGATCGACAGACCGCAACGGAACGCCGAACATCCGACGATGAAGCCAATCGAACTCTGCGGCCGGGCAATCCGGAACTCGTCACGAGACGGTGAAATCGTACTGGATCCATTTGGTGGTAGTGGTTCGACATTGATAGCCTGCGAACAACTTAAGCGGAAGTGCTGCATGCTGGAGCTGGATCCGGTGTACTGCGATGTTATCGTGAACCGCTATATGGAATATACCAGTACCGATAATGTCTATGTGTTGCGGAATGGTGCACAAATACCGTATGCCCAGCTATAAGCGAAACAACATAAGAGGATGGTGGTGACGATGTGAAATGGAAATGTCGATACAAGACAAGGCATACAACGATTATATCAAGAAAATGAAATATGCCGACATCGCAAAAAAATATGGCGTTTCCGTGAATACCGTCAAATCATGGCAGCGTCGTCATGGCTGGACGCGTAAGAAGGGTGCACCCAAAAATAAAAAGGGTGCACCCTTTCACAATAAGAATGCAGTAGGGAACAAGGGCGGCGGTGGTCCGGGAAATCAGAATGCTACGAAGCACGGTTTGTATGCCAAGTACCTCCCGGAAGAAACGCTTTCTATTGTGATGGATACTAAGGCCGCATCCCCGCTTGATATTCTATGGTCCAATATTCAGTTGAAGTACGCCTCCATTATCCATGCACAGAAAATCATGTACGTCCGCGACGCGGCAGACGATACGGTGATGGTGCAAAGCACTTCAGTCAGTATGGATGGCAAGACAGGGCGCAAAACAGGTGTGTCCAAGAGCAATTACATCAAGATTGCAGCGGACAAGGAAGCAACGTTCCTGTCTTCGCAATCCCGTGCGATGCAGACGCTCACCAATATGATCCGGCAGTATGAAGAAATGCTGCATACGGAACAGGCGGACGAAGAGCAGCAGGCCCGTATTGCCAAGCTAAAGGCCGAAACGCGGACGCTCTCTATTACGGAAGATGCCAAGAAGCCGGATATCAACCCGTATGTGGAAGCGCTTAAGGGCGAGATGAAAGATATATGGAGCAAAGACGATGATACAACCAGCAGCGACGTTTAAATGGCAGCCGTTTTCCCACAAGCAAAAGCAGGTACTCACATGGTGGCTGGACGGTTCACCGCATCAGCACGACGACATGATTATTGCGGATGGATCCATTCGGTCCGGTAAGACTGTGTCCATGATTGACGGTTTTATCACCTGGTCGCTTGCCAAGTTCGACGGCGAAGCGTTCATCATTGCCGGCCGCAGCATGGGAGCCTTGAAGCGGAATGTCATACGGCCGTTGCTGCAGATGCTGGCGTCAAAAGGCTTTGAGTATTATTACAATCGGTCGGCAGGCGAAATCATTATCGGCACGAACACGTATTACCTGTTCGGCGCATCCAACGAAGCAAGTCAGGACGTAGTACAAGGGTTGACCGCTGCAGGTGCGCTGTGCGATGAAGCGGCGCTGTTCCCGGAATCGTTCATCAAGCAGGTGATCGCCCGCTGCAGCGTGAATGGCGCAAAACTGTGGTTCAACTGCAATCCCGAATCACCGTATCATTATTTGAAAAAAGACTACATCGACAAGGCAGCAGAAAAGCATGTCTTTGCCATTCACTTCCTGCTGGACGACAATCTGACATTGTCACAGGAAACAAAAGACCGATACGCCCGCAGCTACGAAGGACTGTGGTATCAGCGTATGATCTTGGGCCGCTGGGTGTTGGCAGAGGGCATCATTTATGACATGTTCAACGATGGCCTTGTCTACCAGGAGGACGCCTGGAACAATACGCTACGCTCGACCTGCAGACGCTGTGTGGCAATGGACTATGGGACGACAAATCCTATGGTCTTTTTAGATATTTACGACGACGATGACAACGTTTATCTGCAAAACGAATCCTACTGGGACAGCAAAGTCGAACAACGGCAGAAGTCGGATAACCAGTACCTTGAAGATTACGAGAAATTCATTGGTGACGAAGAGCCGGACGGCATTGTGCTGGATCCGTCGGCTGCATCCTTCAAGGTACTGCTGCAAGGTGCAGGCCACCGGGTACTGGAAGCAGACAACAGCGTGAACGACGGCATCCGCATGGTGGCTACGATGATGACGCGCAAGAAACTGCACATCAACGCCAAATGCGTCAACACCATCCGGGAGCTGCAGACGTATGTGTGGGATGAGAAAGCAGCACAGCGCGGTGAAGAAAAACCGCTAAAAATTAATGACCATGCCTGTGATGCCATACGGTATTACGTGATGACCATGGTCAAGGCTTGGAGGATCAATGACGTATGACAAGACGCAGACGTAGAAATGTACGACAATCGCAGACATATGACGCGTTTCAGAACGTGCTGACGCGCTCCGGCTGGGGGCAGACGAACGCCATCGAAATGACCGATTATCCACTTACCCGCTTGACGCGGAACTGGCAGATTATCAATGCCCTGTACCGCAGTCATTGGGTAGTACGGCGCATTATTGACGTGATTCCGTCCGATATGCTCAAAAACGGATACAAAATCATTACCGAAATGGATCCCAAGAAACTGGATGAGGTCTACAAAATCGAACGGCAGACGCGCTTGTATTCATCCATTCTGGAGGGCCTGCGCTGGGGCAAGCTGTACGGCGGTGCAGGTGGCCTGATTCTAATCGATGGCGACGAGGACAACCTCGATCAGCCGATCGACTACGACACTATTATGCCGGACAGCTTTAAGGGATTGCTCATTGCCGACCGGTGGACGGGGATCAGCCCCAACTCCGACATTGTTACAGATCCCAGCGATCCGGATTTTGGCAAGCCCGACAGCTACATGTTTACAGCCGAAGGAGTGGAACGTGGCATACAGGTGCATCACAGCCGGGTAGTGCGGTTCATTGGCCGTGAGCTGCCATATCTTGAAATGCTGGCAGAGAACTACTGGGGCGCATCCGAGATCGAACACGTATTCGAGGAACTCCGTAAGCGTGACAACGTCTCATATAACATGGCAATGCTCACGTTCATGGCCAATCTACGCGTCATGAAGATAGACGGCTTGGACGGTATGCTGGGCGCATCTACCGTCAAGGCACAGAAACAAATGCGGCAGACGATCAGCGCACTCAATGCGATGATGAATAATAACTCGCTGCAGGTGCTGGGTGCAAAGGACAGCTACGAAAGCCATCAATATACGTTCAGTGGCCTTGGCGAAATGTACGACCGGTTCATGATGGATGTGGCCGGTGCTGCTGAAATGCCTGTCACCAAGCTATTCGGCCGTTCTCCGGCGGGTATGGATGCGACCGGCGAAAGCGACATGCAGAATTATTACGACACCATTGAAGAAAAGCAGGAATCAGGACTGCGACCGGTGTATGACATGCTGCTCCCCATTATGATGATGTCGGCTTGGGGCGCGATTCCGGACGATTTCGATTACGAGTTCAACCCAGTACGCCGTATGACTGATGATAAGATGGCCGACCTTGGCAGTAAGAACACCACGAGCATTGTCGGTGCATTTACAGCCGGGTTGATTAGTCAGAAGACAGGATTAAAAGAACTCAAGCAGCAATCCGATCTCACAGGATTATGGAGCAATATCACCGACGAAGATATCGAAAACGCCGACGATACGCCCATAGACGTGTCAGAAGGAACAGATCTACCGTTAGGTGGTGAAAGCGATGCAGGCGGCACCATGGGAAGTGAAGCAGCGAATAGAGCAGCAATTCCACCGAAGTCTGCGGACGGTGACGGATGAGATACTGAACCGTCTGCATGACCACAGCACGGTCAACGAAATTATCGCAGTATTGCAGGATATGTCCACATCGCCGGCACTCGCAGCCTTTGCTGAACAAATTGCTCACCGTATGGCCATAGAGTTATACAACGAGAACGCGCGGACATGGAGACAGGCGGCGGGTGCCATTCATCCGCATATGTACCGTGATCTGCGGCGGAATCTACAAGGGCCAATCGGGGTTAACGTTCAGCACCAGATACAAGAAAACGCGCACTACATCACCACAATGCCACAGGACATTGCAGAGGAAGTCACGCGCTATGTTGCACGGCAGGCCATGGCTGGACGACGCCCGGAAGCCATCGAGGATGAAATACAACGGCTATTCCCGGAGCATACGCGCGCCAAGGCCAAGCTCATCGCACGAACGGAAGTGTCCAAAGCACAGTCTGCGGTCGTCGAGCAGCGCGCACGGCAGTACGGCGTCAACTGGTACGTGTGGCGCCCCGTTGGTGGCAGCCGCGGGGATGGAAGAACACGTCTCAGCCACCGTCATATGGCAGGCGTCCTTGTCAATTGGGACGATCCCCCATCGCCGGAAAAGCTGGTTCATCTGCGCAGTCGACTTGGAACATATCACGCTGGATGCTGCCCGAATTGCAGGTGCTATGCAGAACCCGTGATTGACCTCGATATGGTGCAATGGCCATGCAAGCTATACCGTGCCGGATCCATTATCCGTGTGCGAAGACGATTATTTGAAAAGATGATGTAAGGAAGGGATGCCAATTGAAAGCATACTACGGGGATCGATTCAGCCCCAACATGACACGAACGCCGGAAGGATACCTGATCTGTCATAATGTCCCGATCTCACGGACCGGTGAGCAGGATTATCTCGAACGCGAAATCAATCCGTCCAGCACGAGTGAAGATCTTGTGCCGGTACATCGCAAATCAGCGGACATATTCACCCCGGCAGCTATGGCCAGTTTTGAGGGCAAACCGGTGACGGACGACCACCCGCCGAACAATCTGGATCCGTCCAGCTATGGCGCATACATGAAAGGCGTGGTACAGAACGTCCGGCAAGGGAACGGCGATAACACCGACCGGCTTATGGCCGACCTGATGATCTACGATCCAAATCTCGCTGCCGAGATAGCCGCCGGCAAGCGAGAAATAAGTTGCGGCTACAACTGTGACTATATCGCCAACGACGATGGCAGCTACGACCAGAAGAACATCATTGGTAACCATGTAGCAGTCGTCAGCCAGGGCAGAGCCGGTCACAGTGTCAGTATAAAAGACAGTAAGCCTACACCAAAAAAGGAGAAAAAATCAATGCCAAAAGAAAATATGTTGCACAAAATGTTCGGTGTGTTTGCTAAAGACGCAGAACCGGACGACATCCTCAAGGCAGCCAAGACAATCAACGACTGCTCCGAAGGGAAAGAACCCACACATGACGATGATGCACCGGCCGATCCGATTAAGGCACTCGCCGCCCAGGTAGCAGCGCTGACGGAAAAGGTCAATGCACTGGGTGCGGCTAAAGATGCCGATCCGGATGTCTGCCCAACCTGTGGGCAGAAGAAACCGGCAGCCGATTGTCATACGCATGACGACGATCCGGACAAAAAGGACGACGGCAAGGAAGACGCGCTCGACAGTTTGGAAAAAGAATTATCTGCCAAGGATGACGACCAGGAAGAAGAAGAATCCGTGACCGTTCCAGCCAAGCAGATTGATGATGCCGATCCGGACAAGAAAGACGACGAAGCCAAGGACGATGATCCTGACACGGACCGTCCGGCAGCCGATCCGGGATCCAGTGCGGCTGATGGTATGACCGTTGCGATGATTCGGGCGCTCAAGCCGATTGTGGCATCTATGCCGAAAACGCAGCGCAGACAAGCAGCCGATGCGTTATCCAAGGCCATGCGTGATGCACTGGGAAAACCGGCAGCACAGAAAAAACAGAACGCTTACGATGCCATTTTGAAACGTCGCAAAGCTGCCGATGCTGCAGCAGAAACGGCAGAATCGTTCGGCAAGAACTGCTTAAAAATGAACCCGCATTACAACAAGGGAGGTAAATAATCATGCCAGGATCAGTAATTGGAATTAGCTTGAATTATGGATACCCCGGCCAGGTGGCACGGCACGGTGTTGAAATATCCCGTACCCGTCCGGTCAGCACTAATACGGCCGCAAACATCAAATTTGGGGATCCCGTTGTACAGAATACAGACGGAACGGTGCAGTCGTTTGGAGCCAATAACGTGGCTGCAGATTTCGCCGGAATCGCGATGCGGAAAGTAAAATCCGCTAAAGTATACCCGTATCAGAACTTCGGGTATTATGCAGCCGAAGAACCGTGCGACATATTGCTTCGTGGTGGCATCTCTGCTCTGTGTGCCTGGGGTACGCCGACAGTCGGAGCGGTGGTATATATCCGTACCAAGGTAGTTAGTGGTACCAGCCCGACTGGGGCTGCGATTGGAGATTTGGGTGCATCCAATGAAACCGGCAACTGCATTGCACTCACGAATGCGAAATGGTCGTCCGGTGTGGATGCCAATAATGTGGCTGAATTAACTATTTTGACGCGCCAAGGCGTATAGGAGGATATAAAAAATGGTAAAGAAATCTTATAATCTCGCTGTTGCGCCTGATCGGAACGGCACTGGCGTAATGACATTCGATGCTGCGGCCGTATCAAGCGGCTTGGCATATCTCGTAAGTGAACTAGAAAAGAAAGATCCGTCTCTTCGTGAACCGTTGACGTCGTTCAATTATCCTCGTGATATCGTTGTCGAATCCGGCGGTGGATGGGTGGAAGCAACATCGGCCATGAACGTCAACTATGCCGTAACCGGTGGTAAAGCTGATGCGGTCGGTGGCGTACAGAATAGCATCCGTAGAATTCAAGCGGATTTCAGTAAAGACTTGTACAAGGTGCTCCCGTATGAAGCTGGCATGTCGGTAAAAATACAAGATCAACTGCGTGGCGCTGTCACTGGCCGCAGTATTGAACAAGTGTATGATGATGGAATTCGGCTCGATTACAACAAATACCTGGACATCAACACATATCTTGGACAATCGTTGTATGGTACTACTGGCCTGGTTAATGATCCCACTGTTATTGCATCGTCCGAAACGACTGGCGCATCCGGAAAAACGCAATTTATCAACAAGACACCACAAGAAATCCTGATTGATTTTAACAATATGATTGTTGCCGGATGGACCGCAGCACAATTTGATAATGCTGCCATCATTAACCATGTATTGATGCCGCCATCACAATTTGCATACCTAAACCAGACTGTATTGTCTGTTGCAGGAACAATTGGAGGTATTAGCCTTCTTAATTATTTGCTTGCAAACAATATCGCAAAAGCTAAAGGTATTGACCTCTTTATTGGCGAATCCCGGTTCCTGATTGGCGCTGGCGCAGGAGGTACAGACCGCATGATCGGATATGTCAATGACCGCCGGTTTATAGGTATGGATCTGCCTGTTCCACTGTCTCGTATCATGACGCAGCCAAATGTGGATCACGCTTCTTATGACAGCTTATACATGGGTAACGTTGGACAGGTCAAAATTCATTATTATGAACCGATCCGTTACTATGACGGTATTTAAGGAGGCATTGTCATGATCAATTTAATTGCAAAGAAAACCCTTGAATTTCATGATCCGTCGGACAAGACAATTAAATTCTTGGTTCTTCCGGGTGCTTTTGTGTCTGCTCCGGACTGGATCGCAAAGGATCCACTGTACGGCTGGACAACGAAAGACGGCACATTGACCGTATCGACCACGGTACAATCCACGGGTGCGGCTGCAGCGAGTACGCCGGCCGCTTCTGCGGCAGACGACAAAACGGATACCACGACGGAAACAAAAGCAACTGCAGGAACGTCTGACGCTAAAGCAACGGACGACAAAACCGCGAACGTGGCAGACGCTAAAACAGCGGCAGACAGCAAGACCACGGGTAAATAATCATGTATGCGGATGATGATGGCGACCTGGGTGATATCATCGGTGTCATTGCAGGAGCTGCCAACATGGGGCGGTACCAGGACAACCCGACATATGCAGATAGCGATTTCCTTACCATGTATCCACAGTTTACAAACGTCCCCGATACAGTGCGCGCGGCATGGATTAAGATTGCAGATGCGACACTGCAGTACGGGCGGTATCAGGACATGTGGGAAGTGCTAATGGGTTTATTCGTAGCACATTACCTGACGCTTTATCTGCAGTCTGCGGCAGACGCGAATGCGCCGGCAAAAAATATTGTACAGAGCGGTCTTGCTAAGGGACTGCTGACATCCAAGAGTGCGGACGGTTTGTCGGCCGGATATGATTTCAGTATGTTCGCCAATGATTTTCAAGGTTGGGGGACATACGGTCTGACGCTCTACGGCCAGCAGTTCGTGACGATGGCAAAAATGTCATTTCTGCCCGTATTTGCAGTGAGGTGATTTTCTATGACAATCCATGTAACGGCAGTATCGAATAATAACACCAGAATCCTTTCAGACGCGCTGAAACAAATCTTGAATAAGAACGTGTACGTCGGAATACCAAGCGAGAACACAGCCCGTTCTGGCGAAGAAATCACAAACGCCGAATTACTGTTTATTCAATCCAACGGCGCACGTTCCCCGGCTATGATCGGCGAAATGGATACGTCCATGAAAACCGGCAAGACATATTCGGAGGCACATGCGCTCTATCTGCAGGAACATGGATCACCGTTAATGCGGATACCGGCACGGCCGGTCATTGAACCTGCGATCGACGCCAACAAGGAACCGATCGGTAACATGATGGGGAAGGCGTATCAAGCTGCCCTTTCCGGTGATACATCTGCTTATGATGCCAACCTCAATAAGGCTGGCATGATGGGGAGTGATGCCGCGAAGGGATGGTTCGAAAATCCGGCCAACGGCTGGCCACCGAATGCGCCCAGCACGATTAAGGCAAAAGGATCATCGGAGCCGTTGATTGATACCGGTGCGATGCGGAAAGCCATCACCTACGTCATAAGGGAGGACTGATACCATGATTGACATGTCGGAATTGTTGTACGACGATGACCTAACCACGAAATTCACGTTGATTCATAACCAGGATAACGGATGGACAGGGGGAGAGCAGAATGTCGGACAACAAACAATTGCGGTGCAGGGTATTGCAGTACCATCCTCGTCGGAGGATATCAAGATGGTTCCCGAAGGTGATAGGCGGTCCGGCATGTGGACGTTCTTTGCGGACCTCTCCATGGCCGTGACAAATACGATTGTTACGTCGGATTTGTGCATCTATCATGGGATCGTATACAAGCTGATTCACGTATTCGACTGGTCGGAAAATGGATTTTTCAAGGCCATCGGCACCTTACAGGGGGATGCGGAATCATGACCTACGACGACTTGATGGACTTATTCCAATCTACAGCCACCACCATCCTTGCGACCAATATACTCAATCCGGATGCGACACCGATCATCACCAATCCGGACAAGTTTATCCGGAAACAGTATCCATGCAAGGGGGCGCCGGATTGGAAGGTCACGGACAATATCGTGTTCCTAAATCCGTCTGAACAACCTGACGAATACGGCCGTATGCCGCAGACGGAATACCAGAGCGAAAACGGTACCGTCATGGCATACCGAACCCGGACGCGCGTATGGCAGGTTCTTTTTACGGCCTATGGACCACAGGCGTATGAAATGAGTAACCAGTTGCGGGATGGCTATATTTCCGAAGTCATTACACGAGCGCTGGAGCTGTCCAAGGTGTTCCTGATTCCGGCATGGCCAAACTGCGTGCAGGCTAATGAACAATGGGCCGGCCAATGGTGGCAGCGGTTCGATTTAACATTATCATTTAACGAAGAATATGTAACGAGTGAGGACGTTGGGCATATTGACACGATCCCACTCCATATGGATCTCCAAAGGAGGACAAAATAATGGGAGTAACAACTCTGAACCTTGACGCTGTTGCCGAAGTTGTCGTTGACTTATCGCCAACCGCCGCAACGCGAAAGGCATTTAACGTCGCACTGCTGATTGGTAACGTGCCGACATCGGATACAGATTTCACGAATGCCCGTATCGCGTATTACGCCAGTCTCAATGATATGCTGGCTGCGGGATTCAAAATCACCGACCGGCTCTACCAGGCAGCGCAATTAATTTTCGGGCAATCGAAAGTTCCACCACGTGTGGCAATCGGCAGTATCGGAACGACGGGTGTCGCCGGCAGCGTAGCGGGAACGATTACGGCGAATGCCGCATCGGGCGATACCGTGACGTTTGGCGGGGCAACATTAACCGCTGGCACCGGATTTGCTATCGGTGCCGATATCCCGACCACGGCCGCCAATATCGCTAAGGCATTAAACGGGAACGCAACATTCAACGCAAAATACACGGCGACGGCATCGGGTGCCGTGGTGACGATGACAGAAACAGTCGGGGGCGGTGGCAATACGCCGGCAGCTATCACATGCACCGGCACGATCAAGATCACATCCGGCGCGATTACGACATCCTTGACACGTACCGAGTACCCGGTCGAAACGCTACAGGCATTGCGGCAGGCTGATTGGGAATGGTATCTCGGCTTATTCTGTGCGACATGCACCGATAGCGATATCCAAGCCATGGCAGGATATGCGGAATCCTGTTCACCTGCCACGCAGTTCTTGTATGTATCCGGCGAAGCGAACGCGATTACCGATGCCGGCATATTCAACACGCTGAAAAATCTTGGCTATACCCGCACGATGGGGCAGTATTCCACGCAGCATGTAGATGCTATCGCAGCGGTGGCCGGGTATGCCATGGGCGCAATGAACGACACCATCAACAGTGCGTTTTCACTGGCATACAAACCGGAAGTGGGCGTTATAACAGAAAATGCAAACGCATCCTTCCCGGAATCGCTGGTCACGAAGCTCAAGGGATATAACGGGAATGTCTACATTAACCGCGGGAATGCGTACAATGTGTTTGAAGAAGGGCATATGGCGTCCGGCTATTGGTTTGACGAAATCTTGTTCCTGGACAAACAGAAAAACGATATCCAGATGGCCATCATGGATCTGCTCGTCGACAATCCGAAAATTGCACAAACCGAAGGCGGGATGACGATGATCGAAAACGCGATCAAGGTAGTGCTGAATGATTACGTTAGAATTGGCTTTGTCGCGCCTGGTCAATGGAAGGGCGGGAATCTGCTGAATCTGTCCACGGGCGATACGCTGCCAAATGGGTATATTATTCAGCGGGAAACGATTGCAGCACAAGCGCAGGCCGACCGCGACGCTCGTATTGCATCAAATATCTATGTATGCGAAAAATTGGCGGGCGCTCTTCACCATGCTGTGATTAATGTTGGTGTGAATCGATAGGGAGGTGAAAAACTATGACAAGTACATATGGTTTTAAGGATGTTGATGCCACGATTTCCCATCCTTCCTACGGCTCGTATACGCTGCAGGGCGAAGGCGTCGGGGAGTTGTCTATCACAAAAACGACCGAACGGACCACGCACGATGTGGCGGCGGACGGTTCGATCATGGTCAGCAAGATAGAAGGCAATAACGGTAACGTCGTCGTCCAATGCCAGCAGACAAGCGGTGTGCATAATTGGCTACAAGGACTGTTTAACTATCTGGCATCGGCTGATACGGACGAATGGGCACAAATTAGCCTGACTGTGAAAGCAAACCACATGAAGAAAACGCATTATTGTACGTATGGCGCTATGCAAAAGGAAGGCGACAACCCGTATCAGGCGCAAGGCCAAAAAATCTCATGGACGCTTATGTTCGCGGATATTCAGAATCTTCCATTGTAAGGAGCGGTAACATATGTCAAAAGAATCGGAAAATACGAAAACGATCACCATCCGAAAGAAAAAGTACGTTTTGAAGAAGCTAGATGCCTACACCGGCAGCTATCTTCTTTTTTTTATCTTAGAAAAATTCATGCCGGCGGGAATGGAATCGCAACTCGGTACAGAAATTACATCCAAGCTGCCGGCCGGACGCACCATGATGACAAAACAGGAGTTTACGCAGTTGCAGAAAGATTGTTTGTCCGCTGTCAGTGTTGTCCTTCCTGCCGGCACGTTCCCCGTCTTGAACGAAAACGGCTCATGGCCTGAACCGGAAATGCAGTACGATACGTTCCTGGTAATGATACTCACCGTGCAGGCGCTCATGTTTAATGTGATGGATTTTTTCAGCGCAGACGGCTTATCGGACTTGAAGGGAATGTTTCAGGATTTCTCCCTTGCCAATATGCCAATCTTTCAACATTCATCTACGCCCCAGTAACCGAGGGCATGTGGCAGCAGCATGAAGTGTGGGACGGCACCTATACACTGGACGACTTGTGCGATGCCCATGAAATGATTGCAGTCAAGAACGAAAATAAGCGCCGTGCGGCCGAGTACCAGCGCAGTCAGGAGGCTATCCAATGATATCACAGATTATACAGGAATATCTCGTCAAATTGGGCGCGGATGTTGATAATCAGCAGTTTCAAAAATTCGATCAACAGCTTGACCATGCCGATAAAAAGGTAGCCTCTACTACTGGCTCAATGGCAAAGAACATCGAAAAGGGCAGTGTCGCCGTTGTTAAGACCACAGCCAAAGCTGGTAAGGAAGTCGCCAAAGAAACAGAAAAGGCCGGCAAAGCCGTCATCCATACGACCAAAGAAGTCGGCTCGGTTATGATCCATACATCGGAAGGCGTCGTCAGCACACTATTTAAGGCATCTATGACCATAGGCACCATCTTTATGACCGTATCCCTGGCATCTGCCAAGATGATGAAGTCGCTCACGGATCAGGATCTGCAGATGGAAACGTTCGCCAATCGCATGATGATGACGAAAAACGCTGCCTGGCAAATGAAGAAAGCAACGGATGCATTAGGCGCTTCGGTTCAGGACATCATCATCAATCCGGAACTGATGGACCGATATAAGGCATTAGTCGCGGATTCGTCTAAGATGATGCCAAATCAGGACTTCGAAGCGACAATGAAAGGCTTCCGTGATCTAACGTTCGAGGTTACGCGCTTCAAGCAGGAAGACAGCTTCGGCATGCAGTGGGTAGCGTACTATATCATTAAGGGATTGATTGGGCCACTGGACGTTGCACACCAGAAGATGAAAAATATCAACGACTACATCATCACGCATATGCAGGAAATCGCGCAGCGGGTGGCAAGTGCCATTATCTATGTGATTCACGTCCTGCAGGAGTGTTGGGAATGCATCAAAAAAATCAAGGATGAAGCATGGTCCCTGTGGGAATCGTTCCCTCCTGGCGTCAAGATGGCGATCGAAGCGCTGGGTGCACTCTGGCTCGTGTTCCGGGCGTCGCCTATCGAGAAAATGATTGCGCTCTTCGGGCTGCTGTTCCACGCTATGAACGGCGGCGGGATGGGTGGTTTGCAGGAAACCATCGAGGGCGTCCAAAGCACCATTGTTAATCTGGTTCGTATCGCAGCGCCGTACATAGAAATGTTCGTTGGTCTGCTGGTACGGGGAGCGGAAATTGCCATAGAAACATTTGAAGCATTCCTGCCGATACTGCTGAAAGTGGTGAATTTCGTCGTCTGGGGCGTTGGAATCGTCTTGGATCTGTTCGAAGCACTCCTTCCCACGTTTGAAAAAATTGGCGAGATTGTCATGTGGGTGGCAGATCGGTTCATGGTGCTTGTCAACAACGTAGTTCCGCAGTTGATTGACGTCTGGGATAAATTTATGGATTTATTGTCGCCATTGTTGGATAAACTTATGGCGCTTATTGATGACGTGCTGCCGCCGCTCGAAGTGGCGTTTTCCAGACTAATCGATATTGTATCCCAGGTGGCCGATGTGGTTCTTGAACTCATTGACGCGTTATGGCCGCTAATCAGCGACATATTTAAGACGCTGGCCGATGTCATTGTCTGGATCGTCGATAAACTCGGCGAACTGGCAGACGCGCTAAGTGATCTGTCTGACAGCTTTAAAGGTTCCGGCGCATTACAAGAGTTCACCGTGTGTCTTGAAGATATAGGGGGTGCATTTAAGGAACTCGCGTCCGGCTGGATCGGGTTCGTAACAACTTATATTAAAGAGTTTCTTAAAGGCATGGGCGACACCGGAAATGCAACTAGTTTTTCTTCCATTCTCCATGATCTATGGGAAGTGTTCTTGTGGCTCGGTCATGCTATTGCAGGCGTTGTCCGGTGGGTTGGAAGATTTTTTGAAGAGTTATGTCGTTCCCCAACTGTTCGGACATTTATGCGAACTGTAGGCGAATTGGCAGGTACAGTATGGGAATTGTTGCGCACGATTGTGAAGCTGATTTTCTCGGCATTACGGCCGCTGTTCGGTGAATTCTCCAATAACAAGCCGACACATCTATTCCAGAATGCGTTATTAGTAATCGTCAAAGTCATAACCATGATGCTGAATGTGGTGATATGGCTGATTAAGAGGATTACACAGCTATTTAAGACGGTATCACAAAGTGAAGGGTGGATGAGATTCTGGAAAGAAACCGGCAAAATCGTTAAGGATATCGGCGAAATTATCGACAATGTCCTGGTACGAATTGGCAAGTTAGCTGAAGCGATATCCGCGCTGATTCATGGCGATTACAAAAAGGCTGCGATGCTCGCAAAACAAGCTGTGTTTGGTAGCTGGGGCAGCTATGTTGGAGGTGGACCACTAGATTCACAAATGTGGGGAATTGCCCAGCAGATCGGTGCAGAAACCGGTATCAATCCGCAGTTTATTTACGGGCAAATGTATCACGAAACAGGTGGATTTACCAGTGACCTTGCTAAAGAAAATAATAACTTTGGCGGTCTAAAAGGGGAAGATGGAGAATACATGTCTTTTAGTTCCCCCGAAGACTTTGGTAAATATTACGCCTCATATCTAAGTAAATATGAGGGACTGAGTTCTGCTACTACACCGGAAGAATATGCATCGGCGTTAAAATCCGGCGGCTATTACGAGGATTCTGTAGAGAATTATACGGCAGGCATTGAAAGCGGTATGCAAAATATCCCTGTTGGTACTGTTTCCACTGATACATCTAATATTCCGGAACAATCAGGTGTAGATATATCCGACGTAGATCCGCAACTGTTGCAGACCACGGACGGTTTGCTGCAGGCCCTTATGGATGAAGGGTATCAAAACGTACAGATATCCAGTGGGTATCGTTCGCCGGACCATAGTGTAGCGGTTGGCGGCTATGCCGATGACCCACACACGCAAGGACGCGCTATTGATTTTGTTTCTGACGGGGACCCCAATACAATTGTTGCTGCAGGTGCGGCAAGGGGACTATCCATTACGTATCATGATGCTGGCAGTGGATATCATTATCATGCACAAATGGCAGACGATGACGGATGGGGCGGTCCGCCTGCTAATGCAGCATCAAACTTTGATGCCAGTCACGCCGGCATGCCGTCCATGGGACAGATGCTTGGCTCACATCGTCGTGGCATTGGTGCACTCACTGAAGCGGCTATGGGCGTACTACAGCAATTATGCGCCAATGTAGATCCGGCACTGCTCTCTATGGCCACATCGGATCCGACATTCAATGTGGGCGGTTCACCGTCTATCACGATACAAGTCGGTGACATCAATATCATGCAGCCCAATGCTACGGCTCCGGAAATAAGCGAACAGGTGTTGGGACGTATCGAAAAGCGGGCGCAGTATTTCTTAACAAACCGGGCATTAAACGGCAGCCCGGAATTAAAGTGAGGTGATCGGCCGTGGGCGTCATACATGGACTTACCATTAGCAGTATTAGTGATCTGTCGAAATGGGTACAGAATTATCAAGCGACAAAATCACTCCCGTCGTGGTTGGATTTCTCGACGACGCTTGGGAAACTGACCGGCAATTACAAACTGGCGGATCTGACTGTCGGATTGAGTAGCGCATATAAGATGCTGTTCAAGACTCCACAGTGGCCGATCGGCGGTATCTATTTTGACGGCATTATGCGGACACAGCACCAAAGCCGGATTCGACCAACGCAATATCCGGTCCAGACGGGTGTTGTGATGACAGACCATGCCATTATCATGCCGGCCGAGGTTTCCATCGAAATCATGATGACGGATACGACAAACTCGTCGTATTTTTCCGGCGACACAAATACGGAACTCATCTACGAAGCGTTGCGACTGGTCAATATGTACAGCAACATTATCTACCAGAAACCGAACAATGTCATTGCTCCTGGTGATGGTCGTTCGGCACTCGTATGGACGACGCTCAAATCCATGCAGCAGTCGCGTGTCCCTATTACGGTGGAAACGCGGCTGCAGACGTACAAGAATATGGTGATTGAAGAACTGTCCGCACCGGACGATAACAAAACGTATCATGCACTGAAATGCAACGTCCGGCTGCGTGAAATCATTATGGCCGATGTTGCCGAAACGCAGACCAGTGCGCGATCGGCTGCAACTACATTGGCATCGACAGGCGGCACGGCACAGGCGACGGCAGCCGACAGCAACGCCGACGCTACGGCCGCGATTAATAGCGCCCACAATAAGGCATAAGGAGCAATCATGTTATCAGTCATTCCGCTGCAGGCGGTTCCCAATAAGACATTCAACATCACCGGCTATATCGACGGCGGCAACATCACGCTGCAGGTCACACTCACGTACAATGAGCTGGAAGAGTGCTGGATTATGGATCTGGCGGATGATGAAGGAACGCCGATCTTAAGCAATACACCATTACTGCCGGCGCAGAACATCCTGGAGCAGTATGCTTACCTCGGCATTGGGGCGATGTATCTCGTGCCAAAACAGACGGTACAAGAAGAATGGCCGTCGTATACAACACTGTTGTCGAGTTGGTATCTGATATGGGGCGATACGGATGGGAGTGATTGGAATGGCTGATACAACATCCGCTACCACATCGCCAAATACTTTCACGGCACCGAAACAATATCTCCGCAAATGGCAGGTGCTCATCATCAAGCCGGCGTACACCAAAGACGCCAACGGAAATTACACCGTCCGCGACAAAGAGCATGATCATGCGCTGGACGTGTCCAATCTGCGGTGCGTATGGCATACACAACAGACTACCGGCACGTCCGTTACGATCGGAACGCTTGTCGTCTACAATATGAACGCGGCGACCGAGGGCGATGTGATCCGCGAGGGATTCCAGGCTTCCATCTATGCCGGATACCAAAACGGGCAGTACGGCGAAATTATGACGGGCGATATTGTGCAGGTGATCCGGAACCGCGAAAACGGCATTGACTATCGGCTGGAAATTCTGCTTATGAAAGGAACGCTTAATTTC